GGCTGATGGTGCCGGTGGGGGCGATCGACAGCAGGTGCGAGTTGCGGATGCCGTGCTTGCGGATCTTGTCCTTGACGTCGGCGGGCAGGCGCGAGGCGAAGTTGCCGCCCGACAGGTACAGGTCGGCATTGAACAGCGGGAAGGCGCCGCGCTCGCGGGCGAGCTCGGACGAGGCCAGATAGGCACGGTTGCGCATGAACTCGGAGATCTTGCGTGCCTCGTCGCGCGCCGCCGGGGTGTCGTAGCGCAGGCCGAGCATGATCAGCGCGTCGCCCAGGCCGGTGAAGCCCAGGCCCACGCGGCGCTTGGACTGCGCCTCGGCGTGCTGCTGCGCGAGCGGCCAGTGGGTGGCCTCGAGCACGTTGTCGAGCATGCGGATGGAGACGTCGACCACCTTGCCGAAGCCGGCGTAATCGAACTCGGCCTTGTCGCCGAAGGGGTTCCTGACGAAGGGCGTGAGGTTGATCGAGCCCAGGCAGCAGCAGCCGTAGGGCGGCAGCGGTTGTTCGGCGCAGGGGTTGGTGGCCTCGATGGTCTCGCAGTAATACAGGTTGTTGTCCGCGTTCATGCGGTCGAGGAACAGGATGCCCGGCTCGGCGTGGTCGTAGGTCGAGCGCATGACCTGGTCCCACAGCTCGCGCGCGCGCACCTTGCGGTACACCCACATCCCGTCGTCGCGCTGGTAGGCGCCGGCGGACTTCACCTCTTCGGTGGGCTCGGCCTTGTGCACCAGCTCCACGGAGCCGTCGGCCTCGACGGCCTGCATGAAGGGGTCGGTGACGCCCACCGAGATATTGAAGTTGGTGAGGTCGCCTTCATCCTTGGCGTGGATGAATTCCTCGATGTCGGGGTGGTCGCAGCGCAGCACGCCCATCTGCGCGCCGCGGCGCGCACCGGCGGATTCCACCGTCTCGCACGAGCGGTCGAACACACGCATGTAGGACACCGGGCCGGAGGCGTTCGAGGCCGTGCCCTTGACCAGCGCGCCCTTGGGACGGATCGACGAGAAGTCGTAGCCGACGCCGCCACCGCGGCGCATGGTCTCGGCGGCCTGGGCGAGCGCGGTGTAGATGCCGGGGCGGCCGTCGACCGCCTCGGTCACCGAGTCGCCCACCGGCTGCACGAAGCAGTTGATCAGCGTGGCGGCGAGCGTGGTGCCGGCGGCGCTGTTGATGCGGCCGGCGGGCACGAAGCCTTTTTCCTGCGCCTCGAGGAACTTCGCCTCCCAGTGGGCGCGCTTATCCTCGGTTTCGATTGCGGCGAGCGCACGGGCGACGCGGCGGCGCACTTCGGCGACGGTCTGTTCGTCGCCTTTGGCGTACTTCTCGACGAGGACCTCGCCGGAGATCTCCTGCATCGGCAGGTTGGCGGCGGAGGCTTTGGCGGTGTTCTGGGTGGACGCGCTGGTGGTCTCGCTCATGGTCTTTTTCTTCCTCCGTGGTGGGTCTTGGAACGGACGGAAGAATAGCGCGGAACGAGTAATCGTGCAAAAAAATAAAACACTTACAAAACAAGAGCTTGAGAAAGTTGTTTGTATTTCATGATTTTGTTGAACACTATATATAGTAGCTCCGCGGGCGGGTTTTTATCCGGGAAACCCAGTCTCCACGCGGGTTTGCGCCACTTCGCCGCTGCCTACTGAGTGGGCAGGAATAGATTCCGGGAAGTTGGCAGGAATATTTAGCGACGAATCCGGGATGCAGCGGGCCTGACGGGGAAATACCGGGACGCTGGAAGCAAAGCCATTTCGCAGGGCGAAAAGAAGCGCCCGGAACGGGGGCGGAAGTTGCTCGAAATTTAGGCAAGCGAACCGCAGCATGCGAACTTCGCGAACTTGAGCGAACCTCTCAGCGTGCGATGCCGGCCTGCTCCTGGAGGGCTTTCTGCACGGTTGTGAGGTCAGCCGAGCGACCAGACCTGCGCTCTTCGCGCAGTAACGAGACGATCGCGCGCGACTTGTCTGCCGGGCTCAACTTCAAGCCTTGGGCTTCCAGGACGAACTCCACCTTCTCAAGAACCGTTTCGAGCTGGCGTGTATCGGCAAGCCACAGAGGGCTGCGGCGCAGGATCGCCTCGAATGCTTGGTCTGCAATGGCTGACGCGGCCTCATCTGACCAGGCGCACTTGTAGGCTTCGACGGCTGTCGCGAGGGCGGCGTTGAAATCCCGCCCGATTTCGCCTCTCGCAATCTCCAAGGCCTCGGCCACGATCTCAAGGACGTGAAGAAGCCCCTGCCGGTCGGCATGCGCATCGGGGTTCCGCTGCCCGGTCAGGACGAAGGATATGTCGACGCCGATCTTGGAGAGGGCTGCGAGGTAGTCGCTGTCTGCCCCCCGCTCTCCTTTCTCGTATCGCTTCTGCGTGCTCAGGGAAACGCCTGCTGCCTGAGCGAACGCCGCCTGACTCATCTGGAGGCGCTTGCGTTCGGTCGTGATTCGCTGGGAGACATCCATAAGGGGCCACCCATCGCGTTGACGGGCTCCAAAATGACCTATATCGTATGGTTCCGTTATGAACCATAACGGCTGGTTCGAACTGGAACGAAAACCTTATCAAGCGTGAGGCCGCGACATGAATACACGAAGGCTCAGAACCCCGCAAGAAATCGAGGCTGATTGGCTTAGGAGGGGCGACACGAAAGCTGCCTGGGCGCGGCGGAATAAGTTCAACCCGGTGACCGTTGGTCAGGTGCTCGCCGGGAAGAACAAAGGCTCGCGTGGCGTTGGTCACGTAATTGCCGTGAAGCTTGGCCTGAAGGACGGCGAGATCGTGGAGGAAGGCGGCCGTGAAGACTCCTGAGCAGATGGTCGCTGACGCGAAGCAAGTCGGTAGCCGGCGGAGCGCCGAGTACTGGCGTGGAGCTCTCGACGTGCTCCGCTACCGCATCCATGGCGAGCGGATCGAGTGCCCCTATCAGGAGGGGACCGTCCAGTTCGACGCGTACTTCGCCGGCTCCGATCGAGGACACGGCCTGTGGCGTGCGCATCGTGAAGGTGCACCAGCATGAACGACCAGCGAGCGCCGAGGATCCTCGAACAGCGGTTTGCCGAGGGGCCGTACTGGATTGGCGCCAAGCATTTCGCCGACTTGACCGGTTGCTCGGTGCGGGCGGCGCAGAAGGCGCTGAAGAACGCGGTGGCTGGGAGGCCTTGGAACGGCTTTAGTCTGCGAGCGCGCGAGGCGGGTCGCTCCTTCGAGCTCGACGCCCGGACGCTTCCAGAGCACCTCTACCGGAAGCTCTACGAGGCCAGCCAGGCATTGCGAGTACCAGTCCCGGTTTCGCAACCTGCAAGTGATTTGGATGCGACGCAATACGCCATGAACGTCGAGCTTCGGACCAAGCAGTACCAGGTCGCGAAGTGGCACGCCGAGATCATCGAGCCGGCGCTGACATTCGTTCGGGGTACGCGAGGCCGCGGCGAGGCGCTACGTGCTCTCGCCGAGAGGACGCACATCCGGCCTACCGATGGTCGGCCGCTGCGTTTTTCCGAAGCGACACTCCGGGATTTCTGCGCCCGGTTCGAGGACGGCGGCGTTCATGCGCTGATGCGTAAGCCCCGCCGGAAAGAGGATCAGCCGCGGTGCAGGGTGAATCGGAGATGGGACGCGGAGTGCCCCTTGGCAGAGTCTGTGAAATCGCGGCTGGCCGACGAGATCGAGGACTACGTTCGTGGCCTATGGGTGGCAGGAGCGCCGAGCCGCGGCAAGGTGCGGATGATGGCGAGCGCGGAACTGTCCAGGCGCTGTCGCGAAGCCGGATGGGAGGAGGCAACGCCGCAGCGCTGCGACGTGGGTCAGTACCTGATCGAACGGTGTCAGGACGTGCGGCGGGTGGCGGTCTATCACCGGGACGCGAAGCGTTTTGACGACAGCTTCAGGCCGCGTATCCAGCGTGAGCGGAGCAATTTCGCGCCCGGAGATGTGATCGTCGGCGACGTGCATCCGGTGGATATCTACCTGAAGCGGCCGGACGGCTCGACCTACACGCCTCGCATGATTGCCTGGTACGACCTGGCCACCAATCGCACCTTCTGGACGTTGTTGCACTGCGAGCCGAAACGATCGGTGACGCAAGCCGACGTGACGCAATCGTTCGTCGAGTTGTGCATGGCCTGGGGGATCCCGCGCAAGCTCTATCTGGACAACGGCTCCGAGTACAAGTGGGACGCGATGGTGCGCGGGTTCGAGATCCTTGCCGCGCTCGGCGCGGAACTTGACGTGCGTATCGAACGGGCCGAGACCCTCGCGGCGAAATGGGAGCGGGAAGAATCCGAAGAGGATAGCGGCGAGGTCGCCGAGAGTATCGAACATGTGGCGAACCGCGGTCGCGCCATTGTCCGAGCGAGGCCCTACAACGCCGCGGCCAAGCCGATCGAGGGCGCGTTCAGCGCGAAGGAGAAGGTTCTCGCAATGCTGCCGGGCTACATCGGCGGCGATCGGATGCGCAAGCATGTCGCTAAGGTCGGCGGGCCGGCGCACACCTATGAAGGCACACCCGAAGAGTTCGACCGTGATTTCGCGGATGCGATGGCGTTCTTCCACTCGATTCCCCAGCGCGGCCACTTGAAGGGGATGTCCCCGGATGAAGCCTTCGCGGCGATGCGAAGCGAGTCGACGGCGCCGATTGCGAACCCGGTGGTCTTCTTGATCGCCTTCTCTGAGGAGAAGACCTTGAAGGTGCGGACACAGGGCGTCCAACTCGGCGCCAGAGAGGGCGGGCGCTGGTACTACGGGGACGAGCTGATTCCGCTGATCGGCACACGCCAGCGCTTCCGGATCGCGAAGTGGAGCCCTGAGCAAATCGTGCTTGTGCGGACAGGATCGGCGGGCGAGTACTACACGGCCATCCATGAAGCGCGCGCGTTCGGATTCTTCGACCAGGAGGGGGCCAAGGAGGCGAGTCGGCGTGAAGGCATCGCGAAGCGCCACATCCGCGAGATGAGGAAGACTGCGCCTGCGATCGACCTAACGCAGGCGATGCGCACGGTGGTTGAGGAGATCCAGCGCGGCTCGCCCGAGCTGCTGCCGGTACCGCCTCAGCGAGTACGCCGGATTGCCTTGACGCCTGAACTGAAGGCCTTGAGCGAGCAGCTCGACGGGGGCAACCCGAACCCGCCGATCAAGCTGGGGCCGGGTGAGTTTCGCGATGCGGAGGGCGTGGTTCATCAGCTCCCATCGCGCAGCGAGATTCTTCTGGAGGAAGTGGACGCCGGAAGTCACGCGCGGTTGCTCTCCGACTACAAGGTCGAGCGACCAGAACCGAAACCCAAGAGCCCATTCGACGCCGAGGAGATCGGCCGGAAAGCTCTTGAGGAGATCCGCAGAAAGAAACAGGCGGGCAGCACCGGAAGCCACCCGCCTGACTTGATCCAGCCATTCGCAGTGGCAAGAACCAAGAAGGAGAACGAAGTATGAGCGACGAAACCATCATGGAACAAGGGCGCGTCGAGTTCGAAGCGCCGAGGGAGAAGCGTCCCCGCGGCCGCCCGCCGAAGGTCGCACTCGATCAAGGTGGCGACGGATCGGCAGTGCTCATGGATGAGGCTCGCGCCGAGACCATTATTCGACGTGTCGGCGGCTATCTCGCTGCGGGGGTCCGCCCGGCGCGCATTCTTGCTGAGTGCGAGAGCGGCATCCTGGCTCAGGAGCTCGAACGGCTCTTGTCCGAGCTCGAGCTCGAGTCCGGTGAACCTCACCCGCATTGGTGGAAGCGATTCGGTGCGGAGCGTCACCTTGGCGCCCTAGAGAAGTGGGCGGACGAAGAGGACGCGGTCGTCGCTCATATCCAGGAGCCCTACGCCGAGACGACGGTCTTTCGCCGGGTCTATGGCTTGCTGCGCGGGGCGCATAGGGCGGGCACACTGATTGCGGTAACCGGCCTGTACGGGATCGGCAAGAGCTTTGCAGCGCGGCAGTACGTCCTCGATCGCCCGCGGGGACCGAATGAGCCCGGCGCGGTGCTGTTCGAGTTCACCCCCGCCGCCAAAGGGGATAACGGTGTGCTCGATGCCATCCTGGCGGCGCTCGATCCTCACAGCCCCGTCAAGGGAACGACGACGGCGAAACTCGATCGCATCCTGAGCCTGTTGAAGCCAGGCGACTTTCTCATCGCCGACGAATGCGGGATCCCGGCTGATCGGGGAACCGGCCTGCGCTTCATGGCCTACATCAACGATCACGCCGGTATCCCCATTGCGATGATCGGCAACCCGACTTTTCGGAATGCGGTATGGGGCAAACACAAGGACCTCGACGCCCTCGCAAACCGGACCATCCACCACGCGCTCGGCGGCAATGATGCTGAGGACGTCGACGCATTCATGGGCTGGCGGGGCTTGTCTGGCCGGGCCTGGAAGGAGGCGTTGACAAACGTGGCGCGCTCGCCCGGTCGTTCCGGGGGCTTGCGTGGGGTCGTGCTTCTACTGGACGAGCTCTCCCGCCTTGAAGTCGAGCGGACCCCCGACAGCTTCAACGCACTGGCGAAGTCCTACGGGAGGGTGGCTCTGTGAAGTCGAGAAACCAAGTCATCGGGAAGGTTCACGCCCTCGCCAAGGTCCTGGGGTTCGACGATACGGCGTACCGCACGGTCCTCCTGACGCACACCGGCCGCACGAGTTGCAGGGATTTGACGGATGCGCAGCTATCCCACCTTGCGGAAGCGCTGTCCTGCCTTGCCGAAGGAAGGCCTGTCCCGGTGCGTGGTGGGCGGCACGCGAGTCGATACAAGGGGCTCGGTACGGGGCAACCGCTGCCGACGAGCAAACAGTGGGAGGTCCTCGAAGCCCTGGCGCATCGCGCCGGATGGATGGGGCTCGACGACTTCCGGATGCTGGCCTTCGCACGTCACACGGCGAAGGTCGCCGACCTCGGCGAGCTTACGCGCGCCGGCATGAGCAAGATCATCACCGGCCTGACGCGCCGGCTTTCCCAGCAAACCAGTGAGGTGACGAAATGAGCACGAACGATATCGGGTTGGGCCCGTTGGGTTTCAGCGAGGAGGCGCAGTCGATCACGCGCGAAGTGAATCGTCACATGCGCGGTGTGACGGATCGCGTGCGCAAGGGGCGCGCAGTCTTGAAGATGCTGAAGTTCTGGCTCAACGAGCATCACTCGCGGCAAGGCGTGACGGAACAGGAGCTGTCTGACGTGGAGGATCTTGTCGACATGGCGCTGGACGAACTCCCGCACCACTACGAGGACATCAACGATCCGGTCGACGAGATGATCGGGCAAGCAGGCAGCGCCATCAAGGCTGCCCAGCGCTGGCAGGAACGGACCGAGACTGTGCTGGAAGCGCTGACGGTGGCGACGTGGCCGGATGTGTCGGTGGGCGAGCTGAGTCGCCAGGCGCAGCGGTTGGCCGCGGTGGCGGATGCTGACGATCGCCTGGTTGAGGCTTGGGAGGCGTTCAAGCGGCTGCTGGAGCCGCATGGGCTGAAGGTGGCTGTTGAACGGTCTGACGATGGCGCCATCAGCGGCGTGAGTGTGCTGGACGCCGATGCGCAGAAGGAGTATCCGCGGCTTCGCAGAGCCTGCGCAACGCACAAGGCAGCCATGCGCCGGTTCGCGCAGACCCTGGAGGCAAGCCATGCTGAATGACGCGGCGAAGGCAGACCGGGCCGCGTTCCTGCGCATCGAGCAGCGGCGGACCTTCAAGGAGCGGGCGGGTGTGGCGCTGGATACGCTGCGGCGGCGTTTGCGGGTGGAGAAAGGCGCTTGCTTTCTGCGAACGCGCAGGGCGGATGGTTTGCTCTACGTCGCCGTGCGTGCCGGTGGCGTGAGCGCGGCCGAATGAGATGACGGGGATTGCGATGACAAACGAACGGCGACTGCGAGACGCCCCCAAGAAATACCCCTATGTCGTCGAAGGCGACCTGGAGGAGATGTGGCGGAGGATGAACCCGCGGGCGAACTGCAGGCCGCCGTTCATCATTCGCCCGGAGAACCAGCGGATCCGGATTCACATCGATCTTTGCCTGCACACCATGACGCTGATCGAGGTGGTCGCGTCTGTGCGCGAGCGCTTCGGTGTGCAGCCGGGCCTGACGCGTTGCTCGATTCATGCGTACTGTCGGGATATCTGGTCGAAGGAGTTCCCCCGCTCCAGGATGCGCGGCGCGGCACGCCATCGCAGGGGGCGCATTCGAGCGATCGAGGAGTCTCCCGCGATCCTGGAGGTGGTTCGCAGGATCGCGAGACTTAGCCACGTTCATCTGATGTGGCTGCTGCTCGCCCGCGATTTCGCGCGGGATGTTGTGCCGAACCTGGAGCAACTCCGCAGGTACGTAAGCCGGGTCAACAAGCGCCGGGGCGGTGGGCCAGAACGATCAACCGCGATCGAGCAGGATGTGCTCCTCGTCAAACGCATCGGGGAGCTCATGCGATGCCGCCGGGCGCGCCTCATCCACGAGATCATCGTGCATGACTTCGGCGCGGCGGCGCCAACGAAACCGGACACGACGCGCGAGTACCTTCGCACAGTGCTTATGGATGGCCGCGACGCTGGGGCCGGATGAAACCAGCGAACATCTGATGTGGAAATCGGAGCGCCCTGCGGGGCGCTTCGGCGTTTACCGGCTCGGCGTTCCTCGGGACGGGGCTGTAACACGGTTATAACGCGCTCGGCTGGGTTTTCAGGGGTGGCGGAATGCGTTGGGGCGTTGAGGGGGGCTGAGAGGCCTAGCGGGCGCCTCTCGTTTGGGCTGTGGAATTGGTGCGCCAGGCGTAAAGCGAAACGAGAAAGGGCTTTAAAAGACCCCATCCGAAACGGGCTTTAACGTGACACCCGTCGCATTGACTGACCTCAAGGGGGGCACGTGACGGAATTTGAGGAGTTTGGCGTTGCCGGGCCGCTTGGGCTCATTGCCTTTACGGTAGCCGAGACGTTGCGGGCGGAAGGAGTCGACGGCGCCGAGGCCGACGAGATCGCGCGGCGGGTCGCCTGGGCAATTGCGGACGAGTTCGGAGGGCAGTACTGGTTTGTCCCTTTGCATGACGGCGCGCAAGAGGCAGACCCCCCGCTGATCCTGTTCGTTGCCGTAGTACTGGAGAGGGAGGTCAAGGGCCACGTGAGCGATGCGAGGGCGTTGGCCGCGCGCTGTGCCAGCGAATGCCGAAAGATGATCGGTGGAGATCACCTGTATGTGATGCGCGGTGCTTCGGCAAAGCGCAAGTCACGCGATCAAAAGATCTGGAACGCCTTCACCGGGACGAACTACCGCGCCCTGTCCAAGGAGTTCGACCTCAGCGAGATGCGGGTGCGGCAGATCATCCAGAAACAACGAGAGCGCCGCGCGCAGTTTCGCGGGAAATGACCAGGGAAGCGGAGGTACGGAGATGGGTTTGATCGAGAAGGTGATGGGCGGCCAGCAGAAGACAGTGCCCAAGGCGGCGCCACGTGAGGTGGCCGTGGCGATGAACCAGGCGCTGAAAGAGTTGCGGGGCCGCGTCGCTGCGATGAAGCACTCGGCGCGTAGCGAGCGCGCGAACTGCAACTCCGTGAGCCGGGATATCGAGTCGCTGGAGAAACAGCGCATCACCCGGATCTCGCTGGCGCGCCTGGAGGGCAAGGACCCGTTCATCGAGGATCTGGACGAGAAGCTGAAGGCGTTGCGCCAGAAGATCGAGGATGCCGAGGCGATCGAGGTCCGGTTGGCGGAGATGGCAGAAGAGCAGGCGAGGGCGCTGAATCGGGCGCGCTTCGAGGCACGTCGGGAACTGGCTGCGGAGCTCGATGCGCGTTTCGCGGCGGCGGCCGAAAGCTACAACCAGGCGGCGCCTGCGTTGATCGCGGCCGCGCGGGAGCTGCTTGCCATGCGTGAACTCATGATCAAGATCGGTGCCGGCAACACGAATGGTTTCGACCTCGCCGTTGCACTGCCGCAGGCGCGGCCGGGCGAGGGACAAACGCTGCGGCCGTTGTTCTCGGTGGCTGATTCCACTTGCATGGTTGAAGTCAAGCGCCGCAGCGATGAAATCGCGCGGGAACTCGAAGCGATCGGCTTCGAACTGGTTGGAGAGTGACGATGCTGAAAGAACGATTCGACCTGAAAGCCGAGCGCATGCGGGCGATCGAGGCGAGGGCTGCTGCGCTGGGACGCCGCGCCACCACGCCGGGCGCCGCGGTGGCGGTGCTGCGCGGCCTGGCAAACGAGTATGAAGACTTGAGCGGCGTGAAGCCTGCTGAGTCGTGCAGGCTGGATGACTGCAAGGGCGTGCGCCTGCTCGAAGGTGTCTTCTCGGGCGAGGGAAGCGTCCGATCCCTGCGCGAAGCGTACGTGATGATCACCGGGGACAGTCGCCTCACTGGCAAGGCCGAGAACTGCAGCCAATCGAACATGCTTGAGTTCATGACTGGCGAGTCGTTTCGCCTGACCGAAGCGATCTCGGCGAGCAGCTTCGTGAACGTGCTCGGCGCCGCGGTTTCGCGGCAGATGCTGCGCTACTACGCGGATCTGCCATTGCTGGGGGCCTGGCGGAAGCTGGTGCAGGTGACCTCCGTGGACGAATTCCGCCCGATTCGCCGGGTGAAACTGGGCGGGTTCGGAAACCTGCCCACGGTTATGCAGGCCGGCAGCTACAACCAGCTGGCCTCGCCTGGCGATGAGAGCTACTCCGTTGCAGTCACCAAGCGCGGTGGCACCGAGACGATCACCCTGGAGTCGATCGCCAACGACGATGTGGGCCTGGTCAGGGAAGTCGCCCGCGAAATGGCGAGGGCCGCCGCACACACGCTGTTCGAGTTCGTTTTCGATTTCCTCAAGGACGGCCCGGTCGTCTACGACGGACTTCCCCTCTTCCATGTCGACCGGGGCAACCTCGGCAGCGCCGCGCTGTCGCTCGCGGGTCTCTCCGGCTCATACCTTGCGCAAAGCCGCTTCCAGAACGCTGTGCTTCGAAAGCGGCACTACATCAGGCCGAAGTTCATCGTGGTGCCGGTCGACCTCGAAGAAGCCGCCTTTAACGCGCTGCAACGCAATTTGAATCTGGACAAGACCTTCATCCAGAGCCGTGGGCTGGAGGTGGTGCCGGCGCCGTACTGGACGGATGTGAATGACTGGTGCCTTGCGGGTGATCCCACGGCACATCCGACGATCGAGCTTGCCTTCTTCGGCGGGCGGGAAGATCCCGAACTGATCGTAAGCGATCTGCCGGCCGGTGGAAGCCTCTTCAGCAACGACCAGGCGACATACAAGATCCGCCACGTCTACGGCGGCGCCGTGGCCGATTGGCGGGCTTTCTACAAGAACGTGCCCTGATCGGGAAAGCGAGGCTCAAGTGGGGATTCTTACAGGGCTGAAGCGGCTCTTTTCCGAGGCGGAAGAGCCGGTGCGCTTGACCGAGGGGAACGGGCAGACGGTGGATCCGGATGACGAACTGTGGACCCGGCTGACGGGGGATGGGGCGCGCGACCTCGATACGCTATCTCAGGAGCGCATGCGCACCGTGGCCGTCTATCTGTGGGACGCGAACGTGATCGCGAACCGAATCGTGGAGTTGCCGATCGCCTACATCCTCGGCGAGGGGGCGCGGCTTTCGGCAAACGAAGAAGCTTTGCAGCCGGTACTGGACGGCTTCTGGCGGCACCCGATCAACGCGATGGACAAGAAGTTGCCTATCAAGGTGCGGGAGCTGTCCCTTTACGGCGAGCAGATCTGGCCGGTCTTCGTGAATGAGGTTTCCGGGCAGGTACAGCTCGGCTACATCCATCCGTCGCGTCTGAAGGAGGTCGTGGTCGATCCGGATAACCCCGAGCAGCCGGTGGGGCTCGTGGTCACCAAGGGCGTGATGGAGAAGGAGTTGCGCTACCGGGTGGTGGTGAATGGCCCGGAAGCTCTTTTCACGCAGCGCACGCAGGCCTTGCGCCAAACCTTCACCGACGGGGATGTCTTCTACTTCGCGGTGAATACGCTCTCGACCACGCGACGCGGGCGTTCGGACTTGCGCGCTCCGGCTGATTGGCTGGACGCCTACGACCAGTTCCTTTTCGGCGAGTTGGAGCGCTACAACTTCTTGCGGGCGTTCGTGTGGGATGTGACCGTGACCGGCGCCGACGACACGAAGATCAAGGAGAAGGCGCGAAGCATCAAGGCGCCGACGCCGGGCAGCGTGCGCGTGCACAACGAGTCCGAGGTCTGGAAGGCGGAGACGCCAGACCTGCAAGCTGCGGATACGAGCAACGGTGCGCGGCTGTTCCGAAACCATGTGCTTGGTGCGGCGAGTATCCCGGAGCATTGGTTTGGCGGCGGCGGTGACGTGAACCTTGCGACCGCCGCGGAGATGGGCGGACCGACCTACAAGATGTTCTCGATGCGCCAGCGCGAGATTCGCCACATGCTCGAGGAGGTCGGGCGCTTCGTCATTCGGCAGTCCATCCTTGCCAAGGAATGCCGAGAGCCGGACTGGACGGATCCGCGCCTCGAAGTGCAAGTGGTGTTCCCGGAGATGATCCCGAGCGACACGACAAAGTACGCCGCAGCGCTGTCGCAAGTTGCCGCAGCATGCGTGACTTCGATGGAAGCCGGCCTTCTGAGTGAGGCGGCGGCGGTCGGTCTGCTTGCGACAGTGGCGGGCCGGCTCGGGTATGAGCTGGATCCGGACGCAGAATTGGCCGCGGCGCGCGAGCGCAAGAAGAGGCGGGCCGAGGAGGATGCGTTCAAGGAGCCGGACCTCGCGGCCGAGCCTCCCACAATGAAGAACGGCGGTGCCGTCATCGAAAAGGGGGCGCCGTGATCCGCATCGAGTTCGATGACGATGATCTGCGCCGCCTGCGCCAGGCGATCGAGAAGGCGCCGGAGATCGTCCAGGACGAGATGATGCGTTGGGGCTGGGACACCGGGGCACGCCTTCAGGAGCAGGTGATTCAGCGGACCCCTGTGCAGTCCGGGGCGTTGCGGAACTCGATCGCCGCCGGCTTGAGCGTGGTCCCGATGGGCAGTATCGGGGTGCAGCAGGTCGGCGAGTTTGGTGTGCAGCCGTTGCCGGGGCAAGGGATCGGCGTTTCGGTGGTGATCGGCAGCAACGAGCAGTACGCGCCCTGGGTCGAGTTCGGGACCAAGCCCCACAAGATCCGGGCGCGCAACGCAAAGGTGCTTGCGTTTCAGGGGGCCGGCGGGACGGTGTTCCGCCGCGAGGTCAATCACCCTGGAACCAGGGGCGCGCGGATGTTCGGCGATGCGATGGACGCGAGCGAAGGCGCGGTCCGGGGCTCGGTGCGCGGACTGATCGACCGGATCATGGAGCGGGTGTTCGGGGGTGCCGCGTGAGCGCTGCCGATGACGATCGCGTCTACGGCGACGCCCTTCGAGACCGCTCCCGGATCGTGCAGGACACTGCGGCGGAGATTCGGCGGATCCTCGAAGAGGCGGAGCGGCGCGTGCTCGGGATCCTGGATGCGCAGCCTACCGAGTCCGAGCGCTGGCGGCTTGCCGCCGTCCTTGATGAGGTTCGGCGTGTGCTCCAGGAGATCGGCAAGGAGGCCGGCGTGGTGGCCTCGGTCACCGGAATGCAGATGACCGTGGAGGGGGTTCGGCTCGTCGACACGGGCCTGAACGTTGTCCGCCTGGCGCCGCCACCGATGATCGACTCCCCCCTGTTGCAGGCCATGCGGGAGTTCATGACTTCGAAGATCGAGGGTGTGACCGTGGAGATGGTCGACTCGATCAACACGCGCTTGGGGTTGGTGGTCACCGGGGCGCTTGACCGGAACACCGCGCGGCGCGAGATCGCGCAGCGCCTGGCAATGACGATGCGCCGCGCGCAAACGGTGCTCTACAACGAGACCGCGCGAATCTATGCGCACGCGAGCAAGACGCGCATGGAGCAGGTCGAGGCGACCTATCCAGGGGTGATGCGCAAGAAGTGGGTGCGTTCCAAGGGGCGCGCCGAGCCGCGGGTCAACCATCGGGTGATCCACGGTCAGGTTCGTGAGATCGGCAAGCCATTCGATTTGACTACGGAAGGTGGGCAGCCACTCAAGATGATGGCGCCGCATGACCCTTCCGCACCGATCGGCGAGACGATCAACTGCGGGTGCGTGATGGTGATGGTCCCGGCGGATGACAGCCCCTACGCGAAATACTGGAAGGGCGTCGGTTCGGGTGACGCAGAGCCGTGATCGTCCTCTGCTTGAAGAAGATGCCGCTGAAGCCCTGAGTGGGCCGCTGGCGACAGCGCAGCAAGAGATCTGGAAACGCTGAGGGAATCGAGAGATGTCGCAATCGTACAAAGCTGGCCTGGCCATTACCGCAAGCATTGACGGGCAGGAGAAGGTCGCAGCGCTGTCGAAAGAGTTGGACGGGCTTGCGAGCGCGACCGACAGGGCCGAGGAAGCGGCCAAGGGCGCCAAGGAACAGGTTGGTGCGCTCGGTGGTGAGTCCGAGATCCTGAGCACGAAGCTGACCGGCGTTGCCGGCGCGGTGGCGGGCGCGTTCGCGTTGGATCAGGTGCTGGGGTTTGCGGCGGCACTCGCGCCGATCGCTGACGCCGCGAAGAACCTTGAGGGGCGGATGCGCCTGGCTGTCGGCGAAACCGGTAACCTGGAAGCCGCGCTGGAGGAGGTTCGATCGTCTGCGAATGCGACGGGCAGCGACATCAACGCAGTTGGCGACCTGTTCGGATCCCTTGCGCGCTCCACTCAGAGTCTCGGTGCCAGTCAGGCTGAAGTGGCGACGCTGACCGATACGATCAACAAGAGCTTTGCAATTTCCAACACCTCGGCTGCGGCCGCGAGTGGTGCGATTACCCAGCTTTCGCAGGCCTTCGCGACCGGTGCGCTTCGTGGGGACGAATTCAACTCGGTGAACGCTGCTGCGCCGCGCCTGATGGATGCGGTTGCGGCGGGTCTGGGTGTGGCGCGCGAAGAGCTGAAGACGCTCGCGGACCAGGGCAAGCTGACCACTGAGGCTTTGATCAAGGCCTTGCAGAGTCAGGCGGCGGTGATCAATGCCGAATTCATAACGCTTCCAGAGACGGTTGGGCGTGCGACGCAGCGCATGGCCAACGAGTGGCAAGTCTTCGTCGGCAAGCTCGATCAGTTGAGCGGTGCTTCGGAGACGGTGGCCGAAGGCTTGACACTGATCTCGGACAACCTGGACAGCATCGCCGGCGTAGCTGCGACCACCGGTGAAGTGGTAGTGGCGGCCCTGGCTGTGAAAGCGGCCGCAGCGCTGCGTGGGTACATCGGTCTGACTGCTGCGAGTACGGTTGCGACCAATGCGCATAGCGTTGCAATCGGTGCGCTGGCTGCCGCCGGTCGGGCGGCGACTCTGGCCCTTTTCACCCTGGGGCGGTCCTTGAAGGGGCTTGGAGTTGCCGGCGTAGTGGCCGGGGTTGGTGCTCTGGTGGCGGAGTTTGCTGTCGCTGAGGAGTCGGCAGAAGACGTGGCCGCTGCCGTAGAAAAGGCGCTCTCCGAGCCGCCGGCCAACGCAGTTGCCGAAGAGTTCAGACTTGTAGCGACGGAGGCTGAGGCGCTGCGCTTCAAGGTCTCGGAGGTGGAAAAATCGTTCCAGGCCTTGCGCGCCAAGGGGATGGATACGGCCAAGGCGCTGTCCAGCCTAGCGCAGGCGACGGACATCAGCAGCGTAGAGGGAATTACCAAGCTGACCGTGGACCTGGATCTTTTGCGACAGGGGGCGTATGCGACGGGTGAGCAGATTCAGGCTGCCATTGCGGACAAGCTGCGCAGCATCACTGCGCAGGAGCTCGTCGAGTTCGGGATGCAGGCTGAACTCGCGTTCTCGCGCGGAAAGATCAGCGCCGAGCAGTTCGCGCTGGCACTGGATGCGCAGGCCCGCGCGGCCTTGCTTAAGCTCGGGATCGACGCTGACGCAGCGCTATCTGGGATGGGTGGCAAGTTCACCGAGGCGGCGAGCGCATTACAGGTTCTGGTCGGGCAATTCGATCGCTTGGCGCTGGCGGGAGTCGACGCGGGGGCGGCGATCGAGGGGGCGCTTGCAGTCGCGCTGAAGAGTGCGCAGAACCCGAAGGAGTTCGAGTATCTGAACGCCTTGGTCGTGAAGCTCGGGAAGGAAGGGAAGTTGGCCGGCGAAGCGGTGACTGCGGCACTCGAAAGCATTCAGCGCAAGGCCGACGACGCCACCCCTGGGATTCAGTCCGTCGAAGAGGCGTTCCGCCGCTTGGGCGTGACGTCGAAGGCCGAGATGGACCGCGCGGCCGCGGAGGCGAAGCAGGCTTTTGAGGTGATCCGGGACTCGGGCAAGGCGACGGCGGAAGAGCTCCGGGCGGCGTTCGCCGCCTACGCGGAGCAGGCGGTGGCGGCCAATGGCGGCGTGGCGGATTCTGCGGTGAAGGCGCAGGCGTCGGCGCTGGGCCTGGCGGTGGAGGTCGACAAGACCGGCAAGGTGATCGTGCAGACGATGGCCGAGGCGGCGTTCGGCGTGAGGGGCGCCGACAAGGCGCTGAAGGACGCCGCCGACAGCGCGGGCGAGCTGGGCGAGGCTGCCGGCGAGGCGGGCGAGAGCATGGTGGAGGCCGCGCGCGCGCAGAACGCGGCGGTGAAGTCGGTGACGGTGTCGCTTGTGGATGCGACGACGGCGCAGAGCCGCTATGCGGATGAGGCGAAGCGGGTGGCGTCGGCGGTCTACAACAGCGCGCTCGACCAGGCGAACTCGTTCCGCGCGAGCGCGGGGGCAATCGACGGGGCGCGTGCGGCGGCACGGCTGTACATCGAGGAGATGGAGCGCCTGGACGCCAAGCAGCAGGAGTTTTCGAGCAACGCTGCCGAGGGCGTGGAGCAGTTGCGGCTGCGGCTGCTGGAGCTGAACGGCACAGAGGAGCAGATTGCGGGCGCGCGCCAGTCGCGGGATCAGGCGGAGGTGCTGCGCACGATCGAGCTGACGCGGCTCGATCTGCGCCGGGCCGAGCTGCGACGGGATGCGGGCGAGATGGAGCGGCTGCAGCGCGAAATCAATTTGCTGCAGGAGCAACTGGGGCTGATCGACCAGATCTACCGCGCGGAGCGGCGCAACCGCAGTCAGAGCGCCACAGCAACGTCGAGTCGGGGTGGAGCGTCAGGCGCGGTTGCCAGTGGTGCGGCGACTAGCTCGGGAGTGCAGGCGGTTTCGCCGACGTTTGCAGCCCCGAGGCAGACGACGTTGAACATCAACCTTCCGCAGTCCGGACTCTTTTCGGGCGATCGAGCCAGCTTGGAGGCATTCGCCCGCCAGCTCGGGCCTGTAATCACGGATCTGCAGCGTCGAGGCGCGCTGTAGTTCGCCAGCAAGCTCCGTGCGTTGAATATTCCTGCATCGCTGCTTTTATTTCTGCAACTCGGATGAAAATTTTTTCGCGCGCCTACTACATGCGCGGGAAGAAGAGCGACAGGTAGGCGGCGAAATCGATCTCGGCGCCCTCGCGCAGGCCCGCCATGCGCTCCGGTTCGAGGCCGAGCAGGCTCCAGGTTTCGGGGGCGACCAAGGCTGCG